TTAACTAAAAATTGAGTTGGTAATGATTGAGTTGCTATCGTAACCTTATTAGCAGCTGCTACATTGACCATTATTCTAAAGCGACATCCTATATTAGCAGCAACCGAATCAGGGATTTTAATTGTATAGGGAGCTGTTGATTGATCTATCATTACAATACAACCACTATCGGTAACCAACAAATCTGGATGTGATACACTATTATAAAATTTAACAATTTCAGGAGATGTGAGAACATTTGCTGTTGCTAATCCATTATCACGAATAGTAAGAGATTGAGCAGCCGCTGAAATTGCTGCAACATTTAAAGTTGATAGATGAGCAACCGCTCCAAATTTCAGTTGGTTAGTAGTGGCAGAAATTGTTTGACTTACTGTAAATCCATTATCGATTGAATTATAACATAGGTTTGCGTTTGTAGTTGGATCAGGAAAACTTACAACTCGATCAGCTCCTGCCGGAGTTGAAGCGCTTAAAATTAATTTATTTCCTGTATTTCCGGGTTGAAATGTTAATTGATTAGTTGCTGCCGTTAATTTTTCATGATCGACAACTGGGGCCAACCAAGGTTTTATTTCATCTGCTATCAATTCGTTTAATGATGCCATTTTTTATTTTTAAAAAATTTATAACAATAATATTAATAACAATAATAATAATAAAAAATAATAATCATTTTTTTAAATGTTTTTTTATTATGGTAAAATCCAACCCAAAGATCCGTTGGCTATCATTCCCATTAAGCCTCCGGCAGCAGCAAAACTGCCTCCGGCCGTCGTTGAATAAATATCAACTTCACCACTTGTTAAAATAGCTACCATGCCGACTGCAAATGATCCGTTATTCTGAACTCTTACAATTGGTAATTGTAAACTATCGTCTGGTAATAGTGATATCGGTAATAAAGTGCCTGTAATATTTGTCATAAACCCACCAGCGGAATTTCCGGCTACAGAAAACGTTGGGAAATGAAGACTCACTTTTTTGCCATTAATTTGCCAACGAACGGTTACTGATGTAGCGTTTATCGGTCCAGTCATTGTAAATTGAGTCGTGCCTTCTGCGTAATTGTTGAACAGAGTTGCTCCAGGTGATGATAAAGATGGCAAATAAATGCCTGTTCCTATTCTACAAGTCTTAGTAATGGCAATTCCACCATCGAATATTACGGATGCCGATATTAGACTGGTTGCATCCGTATCGTTTGTAAATTCACTTACCCCTCCTCCAATCGAAGTGGAAGTGTTTGATAAAATTAAAATGGTATCTCCATCAACTTCGCTTGCTCCTGTAATATTTCCCATTAAAACATTTCCAGCACTTACGTTCAAATTAAGAAAAGCTCCTGAAATTGCTACATTATTAATGGGATTTCCGATAGTCGTATTTCCATCATTATTTGTTGTATTTATCGTCGTTATTCCATGAGTAGTTATCGTGCCTCCTCCATTTCGTCCTAAAATCAAAGATCCACTTACATCATTTAATGTATTATTCCCATTAATATTTATTCCAGAATTAATTATTTGCACAGCTACTGAATTACTTGTAATGAAACTGGCTGATGGACTTCCGATGTCTTGGATTGCAATTACACTCGGAACACTTTGTCCCAAAGCAGATAAAATTAAATCATTTGTAGAAAAATTTATTTGATTATTAGCATCTGTAAGTTCGATGCTTCCAAAAGATGGAATGATAGGACTTCCTGATAAAACGAAATCGCAATCAACTCCGGCGTCGGGCACCGTATAAATCCTATTCGCGCTAGGCACAACACTATTAATTGTGGTTGTTGTAATATTTCCTAAAATAATCTGATTACTTGTAGCTCTAAATTTTTGTTTATTGACGGAGGGAATTAACCATGGCTTAATTTCATCTGTAATTAATTCGTTGAGTGATGACATTATGATAAATAATAAAAAAATAATCAATATTTTTTTAAAATGTTTTTAATATTCATCATAATATTCACTACTTTGATCATAATATGATGAACCATTTATTCTTTTTCTCAAATCATCCATACTTACAGCCCCTCCTCCTCTTCGTCTTGGAGGTCTTGGTCTATATGGCACCATTCCCAAACCGACTTTTTCTAAAAATTCACCAGTAGCTTGAGCTTGGGCTTGAGGGAACGCTTTTGCAATTCTCGATAAAGCTTTTGTTGACTTCAATGCCCCAACAATGTCTTTGCCAAATGTTTTTAATTTTGATAAAAATGAACCACCCCAAAGAGACATGACTTCATGAGGAATATGAGATTCATAACCGGCATTTAGAATATCAGATGCCGTAAGAACACCCAATTGGGTGAATGTTCTTCCATCATTAAATATAGTGAATACACCATCCTGAACGGTAACTACAAATAAATCCAAATTAATAGCATTTTGTGATAAATTTTTATAAGATACAGTCGCTTGGAAATTATATGAACCCCCATATAGTCCAGGAGCTTGGTTTGATGGTAATCCAAAATCTTCAGTAGGGTCTATGCAGAGAATTGACCCAACACCAATTGGATTAAATTGTGTTGCAAATCCAGCACTTCCTTGTGTATTAGGCCCTGATCCATGCCAATCATCCCATGAAAGATTCATTCCATTTTTTACAGATAATAACCATAATTGCTCTTCAGTGGCAGAGCCTAAAAGTCCATTTACATTGTTAAAATTGATTGAACAATTATAGATATTTGCAAAACCGTCTGCGTATTGAAATGATGTCCCACTTGTTTGAAGATCTGAGTCTTTTCTTCTTAAATAAATGAATATTTTAGAAGGAATTTGATTTAGTTGCAAATTAGTATTTTTTAAAATGTTTGTTGAATTGGCATTCACACTAATACCTTGAGTTACCAAGGCGTCGACCTGTTCGTAGCCGTATTGAATTGTTTGGGGAATTTGCATTACGGGATCTGGTGTGATATATTTAACTAATAATTCAGGGTCGCCATTCAAAGCAACGGAAATAGATGTAATAGAATTACCATCGACAAGATTTGATGAAAATAATCTCACTAGATTACCAAGAGTAAGATTTACATTAATTTGATCTATTCCATAAAATCCAATATCATCCCACTTCGATGAAATAAGCATTGGACTACATATTAACGGTTCAGAAATATCAATATCAATGACAACTGTCGTTGTTCCTCCACCCGACACTTGGGATACCATTTTCATTGGGTAAGCACCACGGCCATGCATGAAATAATCAGAGCTAGTCCATCCATTCAACGGATTTGTTGAAGCACCGACCAATTCATGATAATCTTGACAATTATCTGGGAGACTTGGGAATTCTGATAAAAATGCATTCAAATCATCTTGAAATAATCTACTATGTGATAAAGCTGAAATGTATTCATATGGTTGGGTTGAAAATGAACTTTGACCAGGTTGAATTTGAGCCGTGGTGATACAAGAATTTAATGGGAATGATCTTAATGAAAATAATCCTTGATTTAATTGAACTAGATCACCTGCACCGGGCGTTGGACCAACGACAGTCGCTCTAAAATGAGCTCTCAAAATCATAAGTCGACTTGTAATAGTCTCTCGGTTGGGGGGTTTAATTGACCAATTAAAAGCGCTTGTCGAGGCTGATTGAGATACTTCTGTATTATAGGTAATAACAGATCCACCTTTTCGAATATTATATAATTTATTTTCTTGTAAATCGGTTTCTTGTGTGTAAACTAGGTGTTTGGAATAATTACCACCTGCGATTTCTAAGACACCGGCCATTTTTATTAAATTATAACAAAAATATAATAAAGATATTAAAAAATAATTCTAAATGGCAATTTAAAAAATATTTAAATGTAATTTTCATTTTTCTGTTTTTTACATTTGTATGAGTAATCTATATAAAATTTTACGATGATAAACCTTTTTTAATAAATAAAATCTTTATATTTACACTTTCACCAGGAGCAATTAATATTGGGTTTAATCTTCCTTCTTTATCTTGCCAAAATAAATTTACTTGAACTGTTTTAATAGGGGCTTCCTTGATCATTGGTATCAATCTATATAAACTTGGTTGATATTGTAATCGTATAGCTTGGTTTGTCGTTTCTAAACCAGATCCAACTATCGGCTCGAAATCTGTTAAAATTGGTAAAGAAGATGCTTTACCGGCATCAGTTGATACGGCAGTCCATTGTGGTATAGTTGGTAAATTACTGGTTAGAACGATAGTTTGTAAATCCATCATATTTCCAAGAGATTCAATTTCCTGGGGAAACTCGTCCCATAGAGCGCCTCCAGCTGGATATTGGTATGTATTAATATTATTTCCAAAATCAGCAATATTAAACTTATAATCTTTATAACACTGAGTAAGCGTAATACCTGCTGGAAAATTAGCATTCGCGGCCTGATAATAACCATTAAAGAAACTATAAATACCTGGAATTTTTTTATAAATATTCCAATTAACCCAAATTTCAACTGGAGCTGTTCTATATGTATCATCACAAATTAATGTAATTATTCTAGTAGTTGGATTATAAATAAACATTGGAGCACTTGGGCAGACAGCTGGATTAGCTGCATTAAATATAGTATATGCAGCCAAAAATGATGTATTTAAAGCGGTAAGATATTGTTTTACAAAATAAATATAATGGTCTCCACTTGCCGTATTTGTATTTACAGTAGGCACAACCAAACTTGAATAATTTACTCCACCAAATGTAAGTGTTGTATATTGATCTTCATATTCCAATTGTGCTCCGGGAGTTGTTTCACTTACTCGTCTTGTAGTAAGAAAGAAATCTTGAATATTATCGGTCGGGATTCCAATTCGGGCTACAGCAACATTATAATGGTCTGAATTCGATAAAATTGGTTGTGGTCTAGTATCAACAAATTCAGCCCTAATATGGTCTTCACTATTATTAATTAAGCTAAGATCATAATAAATATGATCCTGCTCATGTGAATAAACATTCGTTTTTAACATATTTTTTATTTTATTTTAAAATAAAAAGATATATTTATAATGTATTTTTATAAAAATGAGCAGTGCAATTCAATCCATATTATTTAATAAAAAATATTTTAATTTATATGAAGCTATAAATTGGATATTATTACATAATTTTAAGTTAATAAAAATTCATGAAACAAAGAATTCATATAGATTTAGACAATTGAATCCAGATGATTTTGATAGATTTATTACAAAAAAATTAAAAAAATATAAAGGAATTTCCTTAATAATAGGATTTTATTAATAAAATCCTAATCCCTCAAATTGAGATGCCAAGGATTCCAATTTTCCTTTTTTTGTTGGTTTTCTTTTATATGTTCGATGTTTTACTGGAGCACTATCTAAATAATTTTCTTCTTTCCAAATAGGATATTCGTCTTTAAACATTCTTGCCAATTCAGCCCGAGAATATCCATAATATTGTTTTTGTTTTTCGTCTAAAAAGTCTTGCCATGGATTATCATAATTTGGATTTGATCCAGTTCGAATATATTGGGAATAACCTCTACCCAATGGTCTACGTCTTCCTCCAATAAGGGCCGACCCTTGCATTTGATGATATTCGTTTTTAAATTCGCTAGCTAACTCATTGATGGGAATACCAGGATTTTCAGCTGCTTTTTTTTTTAAAAATCTTTGCCAATCACTAATTTTATGTGGGGCATATCTTCGTTCTCTATAAATTTCAGCCCCGCCGATCATAGCTCGACCCCTAGGCGCTTTTTTACGTCGTGCTCCTCCTTTATGACGTCTTCTTCCTCCGATAAGGGCTGACCCTCTTGGGCTTACAGCAGCCATTCTATTTAATAACATTCTAATTTGTTGTTGAGACATTTTGATGATGAGATAATATTTTTACAATATAAGATAAATTTATATATTTTCAATTTCTAATTAGAAATTTATTTAACTGAAAAATATATATTTTCAGATATTCCGCGTATAACATTAGGCAACTATTAACATATGGATCATAAAATATCCCTATTTCCAAATAACGATGAAACAAGCCTGCCAATAGCCACACTGTATGGTGGTTATTATAATGGAAAAGTAGTTTATTTAAATAATTTAGATGATGATTCTGATGATTTTGAATTTAATGAGGACGATTTTGCTAGTATTCATGATTTACTTACATTTGATAAAAAAACAAGAACTGTAATTTCTGATACTGAAAGAGGTATTATAGAAGATTCTCTTTTATCAAATATAGCTCCTAAAAGTGCTAAATTAAAACGTATTTATTTAGAAGCTTTAGATATCTTAAATAAAAATAATCATCTCACTGATTTTAAAATAAATGATGGAATATTACAACCTATTCCAACTTTAGAAGATGATCAAGTTGACATAGGAATGGTTTGCGGTGCTACCGGATCGGGAAAAAGCACATATATATCTAAATTTGCTATAGAATATATGAAGTTGTATCCAAAAAATCATATTTATTTATTTTCTCGTAAAAAAACTGATAAAATTTTAGATATGATACCAAATTTGGAGAGAATATTATTAGATAAATCATTTATACCTGTTGAACCAGAAAAAAAAGAAAAAAAAGAAAAAAAGGGAGGAATGCTTAAAATTGCTAACAAAGATAATATAGACACAAGTGATATTAATGAATTGCCAGTAATCAATGATTTAGATGAAGAAGAGGAAAAAGAAGAAGATAAAAAAATAATTATTGAGGAAATTAAAGAAGAGGAAAAAGAAGAGGAAAAAATAGATGATTCGTTAGATATATATAGTAATTCTATGTGTATTTTCGACGATGTTGATACAATTGAAGATGTTGAGGTAAGAAATGCTGTGATTGATTTAAGAAATGATTTATTACAAAATGGAAGATGTAGAAGAATAACGACAATCTGTTCTTCTCATGTATTATTAGGCGGTAAAAAAACGAAGGATTTAATTCAAGAAAGCTCATTTATGACATTTTTCCCAGGCGGAGGAAATTCATATCAAGTCAAACAATATTTAAAACGATATCAAAATTTATCCAATAGTGATATAGAAAAAATAATTAGTTTACCAACACGGTGGATCACTTTATATACACGATACCCTAAATATCTTATTTATGAAAGCGGTGCTTATTTTATAAAATGAATAAGTCAACAAGTGAAAATGATATTTTAAGGTTTATAAGGCCTATGAATGCCAAAATATTAGAATATCCAGAAATTTATAATTTTAAAACAATTGAAGAATTAATTAATCCATATGGTATAGTTGTATTATTATATTTGATAGAAGAAAACTTCGGACATTGGGTCTGTCTATTCAAATCACACAATAATAAAATTGAATTCTTTGATCCATATGGAGTATTCCCAGATGATGAGTTGAATTTTGGATCTGAAGTGTATAAATTAAATAAAAAAAATGTCGATAGATGGCTTACAAGATTATTATTAAATTATATGAATAATGGGAATAAAGTTGATTATAATGAATATCAATTTCAAAAATTTTCAAAAAATATCGCAACATGTGGGAGACACTGTGCTTTTAGAATAATTAATAAAAATATATCTATAGATAAATATAAAAAATTAATGGATGAATTGAAAAAAGCATCAGGATTATCATATGACGAAATAGTTACTTTATTAATGCATTAAAATTTATTATAGAAATTATTTTTTTATATATTATCAATGTCGTCAATATCTGAATTAAATTTAGATATTCCAAAAACATGGCTAAATCCTCGAATTAATAGTCTTACAGTTGATTCATCATTAAATTTTGGAAAAGAAAGCCAAAATCTCAATTTTGACTGTCAAGTCGCTCCAACAGCTTTAAATTTTACAACACCCGCTTTTGAAATTGATATTACATTAATTACTAATAATTTCCCTGCCGGAGCTACTTCTGCAAAAATTCGAATAAATAATCCATCTATTTTATCAAATTCAAATATATTATGTAAACTACACAATTATAGCGCTGTTGCGATTGGTTATAGCGTTGTTGCTATTGGTTATGCCGAAACGATTCTATTACATACAAGCGATGGATATTTTGATTTACAATTATTATCAAACGGTTACGCTGACATGTTAATCGGTCAAACTTTTCACATTGATTTTCTCATATTTTAGATGCTCGCGATACGTCTATTTCTAAGAAAATAATTATTTAATTTTATTTTAAAATATTATTTTTTGTATATTATCATACAAAAAAATGCCTTCATATTATAGTGGAATCCCATATTCTGATCAGAAAAAACGCGGTCCAAAAGGTAAAATTTTAACAGTTGACCAAATTAATGAAGTCCACGACAGAGCTGCTCGTGGACAAAGTCGGAAAAAAATCGCTGAAGAAATGAATATTTCATATTATTTAATTAAGAAACAGACACATTTATAATTGATATTTGATTTCTATTTTGAACTCTAGAAAGAGCAACATAAAGAGATCTTATATTTTTTAATCGATCTATATTAATTATTACATTTTGTTCAATTGTCTTAGATTGAGATTTAAATATTGTAAGTCCTTGACATGGTTCATATTTTTTTATCTTTTCTCCATTTTCCTCTAATGTAATAGATCCAGATTTAAATTTTTTATAAACTTTTTTGATTTCTCCATCAATAATTACATATTTAAATTTTCTATTATAATAATTTGCTTGTTTTTTTGAAGTGCATAGATAGATGGGATCAATTAATTTTTTATTAAATAAAGATCGAAATAATTCATTTTCATCATAGAACATAGAGATAAATTCTATCATTTTATTATTCATATCTTGTAAATTTTGATAATAATCTTGCTCGGTATCAAATTTTAATTTTGATAATAAGTCTGTATTATAATTAGTTTTTATATATTTTCTCATTTCATTCAGCATACCATGATATTCAGGATCATTTTTGAATCTATAATTATTCTCATGAAGATCTAAAATTTTTTCTTTTAATTTAATTTCATCACCATCGATTGGTAAACACTGATAATCATCTCCTGATAAAATTAATTTTACATATGGATTATCTATTTTAATCTGATTTATAAATGCTTGATTTAATAAACTATATTCATCTATTACCATAATAGGTTGATAAATAGTTGGTCTGTGTTTAGAAAATTCCCAATCTCCAGATTTATTTGGAATATATAAACAAGCCGATTGAGTTGTTTTTCCATTTATATTTTGTTTTGCAGATTTTGTAGCCGCTGTTCTAAGGCAGTATTTAT